CTGCAAAAATTCTCCGGGGGAAATTTTGAGAAAAGCAAAGGAGGTGTCTAGTTATGAAGCGGGTAAAATGTCGAGGCGGCTCTATATATTCTATTCCGATGGGCGACATTGAGTACGTTGGATATTTCATAGGTAATGGAAGTTGCGAAACAGTCAAACAAGCATATCCCAGAATCACAAAACATCGTAACAGAGCACCCGATTTCTTGTTTAACGCCGAACTTTTCGACTTCAAGTCTCGCAAAGCAGTAAGTGATGTTGTACGAGGCGGAATAGTCGATAAACTTTCTGAAAACTACGGTATCGCATTTCCTAACCACAACTCAGCAGTATTCTGTTATAAGAATAATGTTGGAGCTAAGGATTATGTTGGTGCATATCCCGTGTTGATAAAGGGTGGTAAACTCAACAAGTCCGAACCAGCTGGTCTCGACGGAGCAAGAGGTAGAACTGCCATTGGTGTGGGTAACGGTAACTTTATAATTGCCCTCATTCCTGATGGTGGCGATGATGTTACGCTTGCAACTTTAAGAAATCATATGAAGGCAGCGGGGGCTACAGATGCTATTAATCTTGATGGTGGAGGTAGCACCCAGTATTACGCTCCGAATGGAAACTTCTTTTCTGCAAGACCTGTTCGCGGATTTATTGCAGTGTGGCTTAGGAAAGATGAAAATGAGGACATTCGCACTGTCAAAGTGAAAACGAATCTTCGAGTTCGAGCAACGCCGAGTTTGTTGGGCGCAGTTATAGGTCGACTTTACAATGGCGACTCTGTAAAAGTTTTGGAGACCAAGAACGGCTGGTGTAGAATCTCAGTCGGCTGGGTGTCTGAAAGGTATCTTGTAAAATAGATGCGCGAGATTTTTGATGGAGGCTTTAACGAGGCTTGTAGGGTCAGTGACAACATAGTATTGCCTCCAAAAATGATACGGTGTTGACTTTTTCATGTTTTCTCCTTTCGGTAAAAGGAACGTCATTGACCTTACAGGTTTCTTTAAAACCTCCATCAAACTATCAGACAAGTATTTATAAACAGATCAAGATACATATTAAACCATTCATATTCTACAAGAGAGGAGACCGTATCTATGGCAAAAGTTAAAGGCAAAACCTCATCGGAGCCTAAAAAGATGAGAACGCCTATAACGCCAGAAGCTCAGGAGAGTCAAATGATATCCTTAGCCATGGACCTGGTCAGACAGCGATTGCTTGATGGTACAGCTTCGTCTCAAGAGACTACCCACTTTCTAAAGTTGGGTTCGTCAAAGGCAGTTCTCGAAAGAGATAAATTACTCGAGGAGAACAAACTTCTCAGAGCCAAGACTGAGGCAATCCAGTCCAACCAGAGACAGGAAGAGCTTCTCGAGAAGGCGTTGAGAGCATTCAGAAGTTACAGCGGAAATGGAGATATGGACGATGAGGACATCGACTTCGACGACGAGTATTAAGACATATTCAGAGTTATGCCAACTGCAAACTTTTGAAGAGCGGTATCATTATTTAAAACTAAGCGGGATTGTGGGAGAAGAGACTTTCGGCTTTGATCGATATTTGAATCAAGTTCTTTATCGATCTCAAAGATGGAAGCGCATTCGCGATCGGATAATCGTACGAGATAACGGATGCGACTTAGGTATGCCCGGTTGGGAGATTCAGGGCAAAATATATGTCCACCACATGAATCCCTTAACTATTCGAGATATTCAGCTTGAAACCGAGTATCTTCTTGATCCAGAATATCTAATCTCAGTTTCCCATAATACACATAATGCTATTCACTACGGCGATGCGAGTCTGTTAATGACCGGACCGATCGAACGTAGTGCAAATGACACATGTCCATGGCGATAAATACGAAAGGAGGAATAATCATGTCAAAACCTTATAACACTTATTCAAAGCAATTTAACAACTGGAGCATTAAGACATCGCCACCGAACGAAATCACTCCGCCCCAGGAGCCCGAAACACTGTTTACTCCCTTAACCGATCCCTCGGCTGCGTTTTCAGCCGAAACGCCAAAAGCACCCGAGGTTATTTACGGCATAGTCGTAAAGTGCAAAGCGCTCAACGTTCGTGAGGAAGCAGACATAACATCAGACAAGATATGTGTGGTTCCGGCTGGAACTAAAGTCGTAATCGACAATCTTGACTCCGCTAGAGAATGGTATTCTATCACCACAGAAGCTGGACTTAGCGGATATTGCTTAAGTGAGTTTATTTCGATCGATAAGTAAGGAGCGATTAACATGAACGAAAGCATATTAACTTCAGTTAAAAAACTCCTCGGTATAACCGAAGACTATCCCCAGTTTGATGTCGACATTATCATACATATCAATACCGTATTCATGATCTTGAATCAGCTCGGCGTCGGTCCGGATAAATGCTTTTCCATATCTGATAAAACAGCGGTGTGGAGCGACTTTCTTGGAGACGACACCGAATATGAAGCGGTTAGAACTTATGTATATTTGAAGGTCAGGTTGCTCTTTGATCCGCCAGTCAACCGTAGCGCAGTTGAAGCGACTAACCGGATGATTGAAGAGCTCGAATGGCGTTTGTTCGTAAATGCTGAGCTCGCTACGAGCACTTCCTACGACACGTCGATAACCAAGAATGCCATCGATGAAATAGTTAACAAACACTTTGACGAATAGGCGGTGATTTTTAATGAATAGAGAATTGCTCGACTATTATACAGAGAGACTTGCTGAAGAAATTAAAGAAGGTAACTCCGCTCAGCTCACACCGATAGAAAGCGATATAGCAACACTAAGTTATGACGAGATCGATAAAAAGTTTCCTAAGCTCGCACTCTATCAGGCGGCTCACCTAACAGATAGTTCGATATATACCGGCGCACCTTTTAGTGTCGGCGTTGTTGTTAGCATAACTTCTAACGAAGTAACTTTAAATCGAGCTCCGATATATCAAATCGGTATTAGTCACGATAGTGGACAGGTCTATACAAGACTCGTTACGTTTAATGTTGTCGGTAAGATATCATTTACGGCTTGGGAAACAAAGAACGCGACTACCGATTACGTGGACGAACAAATAGGCGATATGGACACAGCACTGGACAGCGTTATAGCAAGTCAAGAGAGCATTCTTGCAATGCAGAACGCACTGATAGGCGGTGATGCGTAATGACGAAAGCGGAAAAGTACGCGGCAATGGCGGCGAATAACGAAGCAATAGCGGCAAACGTGCCGAAGGTGTACAAAGCAGGTCAATCCTCAATGGTAGACGAAAGCAAACTCATCTCCAAAACCGTATCGGGAAGCTACATATCGGTAGACGATGTAAGCGAAATACCGCATAGCGTTGCGTGTAAGGTAACAGGCGTTGACAAGCCAGAAGAGGTTAAGGTGACGAGATGTGGGAAGAATTTATGTCCTGAAGAAGTTGAGTCTGGGTATTATTGGGATAGTTCAGGTACACCGACAGGAGCGAACGCATCTTATGTACGAGTAAAACCTTTTGCAGTATCACCGTTAACAACGTATACAATATCGTCAAACCTTTCAGTATACAGAGTGTGGTTTTTTGGCAAAGGCACAGGAATAAAATCTGTCACAGGAAGCGGATTGTCGAAAAACCGTTTTACTACACCCGAAAATTGCGACGAACTTCGAATGTCGTTTTATAACACGAGCGGTGCGGCTGATACGGTTGCTTTTGAGTACGCGCAAGTTGAGATTGGCGAAACCGTCACACCACACGAACCCTACAACGGACAAACCTTCACACCAACAACAGACGGCACAGTCGAGGGTATAACAAGTGTATCGCCGTATATGAATATATTCAGTGATACCGAGGGCGTGAATATCGAGGCGACGTATAACAAGTCCTACGGAATGCAGACGGAGTATGACAGGTTTTGGGATGCTTACCAATGGAATGGCACAAGAGTAGACTATCATCAAGCATTTGGCGGCAAAGGGTGGAGAAAAGAAAATTTCAAGCCGAAATATGACGTAATTCCGAATGGTGCTGACTACCTATTTTACTGGTTTAACTTCGATAATCGTTTTCCTAAAGTGGATTTGAAAGAGGTTTTTGAAGCGCGAGGAATAAAGCTTGACTTCTCACAAGGAACTGCATCTTTCTATCGTAGTTTCTATCGTTCAAGAATTTCACGAGTTGGCGTAATTGATTTATCGAATAATACCACGACTTCCTTTTCACAGTTTTTCTATGGTTCACAGGTAGAGGACATCGAAAAGTTTGTCGTATCAGAAACACAGGACTTTTCGACTGCATTTGAACAATGTGCAAATTTGAAGCACATTGTAATCGGCGGCACAATTGGTAAAAAGGTAAATTTCCAATATTCACCCCTCACTCTCGAAAGCGCGAAGAGCGTTATAAACGCATTGAAAGACTATTCAGGAACGGATAAAGCCGGAACAAATACAGTAACGTTTTCGAGTACGACGTGCACCTTGCTCGATGAAGCAGGAGCAATTTTCAATGGAATGATCTGGGATGTTTACATTGACTCAATAGGTTGGACTGCATAAAAACGAAAGGAGTAATATTATGCCCGAAATTCTTAATGCTACCATTACCCAATTGTCCAGTGGTGGATTTCGTGTAAGAGCGAACGAAGGTTATGTCTTACACGATAAAAACCGCAATATTGAAGTTATGGATGAAACGACAATGATGCCGACTGGTGAAATTCTTTTGGGTTATCTGCCATATCCCGCGGCGTGTGTGGTTCCCGCATCCTACGACTTCGAGAACACAAAAGTAATTGACGGTTACACAGCTTACGGAAGCAGAGAGTTCTTTGCAAGACCGCAGAGCGAAGTGCCCGCAGACCAGATTTTCACAAATCCGAATCCTCCCGCAGAGGTTATGGGAGAAGAAACAGAACCCGAATCAGAAATAGTTTAACCATCACCACACCACATAGGAGGTGATAATTCAAAATGGTTAGTAATGAATTAACCCACTGGGGTATAAAAGGAATGAAGTGGGGCGTAAGGCGCTATCAAAACAAGGATGGATCGCTAACCGCAAAAGGTAGGAAGCGATATTCCGAAAATGGAGACGATTCCCCGGATGAAACAGTCGAAACCAAAAGAGCAAAACTTCTCAAAAGCACAGATGCCAAAGAGCTTTATAAGAATCGAGACCTCCTTACCACGCAAGAGCTTAATGACCGTTTGAACCGAATTAACACCGAGCAAAGGCTGAGCGAAATAGCAGCTAAACAGAAGAAAAGCGGCTACGATCGCATAGATAAGGCTCTAAAGTTTGGTAGAAAAGTAAATGAGGTTTACGAGTTTACTAATACCCCAGTCATGAAGCAAATCAAGAAGGCTCTCTTTGGCGATAAATCTACCAAGAACTATACACCAAATCTTAAAGAGGCACTTAGCAAAGTAAGTAGCCTCAGCGACGACGAACTTAAAAAGATTCTTGCTCGTGCTGGGTCAGAGAAAGCCCTTAGGAAAATGGTTGAGGATCTTGATTCCAAATGATAGGAGAATGACATATGGCGTTATCGAACACCGCTACCCCAAAGTATTACGGTGCATTCAGAGACGCCGTAATGCGCGGTGAAATCCCGGTCTGTGAAACGATCGAGTTGGAAATGAACCGAATAGATGCTCTAATCGAAAACCCTAGATACTGGTATGACGACCAGGCTGTCGAGGGTTTTGTTCGTTATTGCGAGAATGAAATGACTCTAACAAACGGTGACGATCTTCACTTGTTAGACTCGTTCAAACTTTGGGCAGAGCAAATATTTGGTTGGTATTACTATGTAGAGCGAAGTGTGTATGAGCCCAATCCGAATGGTAGGGGCGGACGGTATGTCAACAAGCGACTTAAGAAAAGGCTTATCAACAAGCAGTATCTTATAGTAGCTCGTGGCGCAGCTAAGTCAATGTATGCCTCCTGCTTACAGAGCTTCATCCTTAACATTGACGGGGCAACTACCTACCAGGTAACTACAGCCCCAACAATGCTGCAAGCGGAAGAGGTATTGTCTCCGATTAAGACCGCCATTACTCGTTCAAGAGGTCCGTTGTTCCAGTTCCTCACCGATGGCTCCCTGCAAAACACAACCGGTTCCAGAGCGAATCGTTGTAAGCTGGCAGCTACAAAGAAAGGAATTGAAAACTTTCTGACTGGCTCCTTACTCCAGATCAGACCTATGTCAATCGACAAACTTCAAGGTCTGAAAGTCAAGTGCGCGACCGTTGACGAATGGCTCTCCGGCGATACTCGAGAAGATGTCGTCGGTGCTATTGAACAGGGCGCAGCTAAAGAGCAGGGATCGGCTGAGAATAATGACTACTTGATTGTGGCAATCAGTTCGGAAGGTACAGTCCGTAACGGACCCGGCGATACAATCAAAATGGAGTTAATGGACATTCTCAAAGGAGAATACCAGGCTGATAACACCTCAATCTGGTGGTACAAGCTTGACTCCGTTGACGAAGTAAAGTATCCGGAGCTTTGGATTAAAGCTAATCCGAATCTTGGCAAGACCGTTACGTACGAAACCTACCATAACGATGTTGAAAGAGCTGAGAAAGCTCCTGCTACCAGAAACGATATTCTGGCTAAGCGCTTCGGCATTCCAATGGAAGGCTATACATACTTCTTTACATACGAAGAAACCTTACCTCATAGAAAGAGAGAATACTGGCAGATGCCTTGTGCTCTCGGCGCGGACTTGTCGCAAGGTGATGACTTCTGTGCATTTACGTTCTTGTTCCCGTTGTCACGAGGAGCTTTTGGAATTAAGACTCGTAATTATATTACCGAGCTCACTCTTAAGAAGTTACCTCTAGCTATGCGAACAAAGTATGAGGAATTTATTAATGAGGGTAGCCTCATAATCATGCCGGGTGCAATTCTCGACATGATGCAGGTCTATGAAGATCTGGACAACCACATTGTTAACAGCGAGTACGACGTTCGATGCTTTGGGTATGACCCGTATAACGCAAAGGACTTTGTAGAGCGCTGGGTACAAGAGAATGGACCGTTTGGTGTAGAGAAAGTTATACAGGGAGCTAAGACAGAGTCTGTCCCGTTGGGAGAACTGAAAACGCTTTCGGAAGAAGGTTTACTTAACTTCGACGAGCTACTTATGTCTTTCGCTATGGGTAACTGTATCACTCTCGAAGACACAAACGGTAACCGCAAACTTTATAAGAGACGACGTGAGCATAAGATTGATGCTGTTGCAGCTATGATGGATGCTTACATCGCCTGGAAGTTAAACAGAGATGCATTTGATTAAGAGAGGTGACATATTATGCCTGAAAATTTACGTCCCGATGAGCTCCAGCACTACGGAGTTCTTGGTATGAAGTGGGGCGTACATAGGGCCACTCGCAAATCGGCCAAGAATGAGAAATTGATAAATAAAGCACTGAAGTATGATGTTAAACAGGCTAAAATGGCTACCAAAGCAGAAAAAACTCACAGAACAAAAGATCTGGATCGAGTAACAAATCTCGGGGTTAAAGCAGCCAAAGCCGAGAAAAAAGCAGCAAATTTTACCCGTAAAGCAAAAGACGCTACTTCTATCGACAAACAACTATCATATGAGAAACGTGCCGCGCGACAGACGTATAAAGCCGCTAATTTGCATTTAAAAGGTGACGAAATAACCAAAACAAAAGGTTATGGTGCAAAAGCTATATCGCAGTTAACCAAAAGTAACGTGTTCGCCAAGAAAGCGGCTAAAGCACGACTGAAGATAGCAAAAAACAATATATACATTGAAGCAACGAGAAAGAAAGTGTCCGAAATATCTAAAGAAGATCTTAATAAGGGTTATTCGTTTATTAATGATTTTTTAAAAGAAACAGCGTAGGACTTTTGTAAGGAGTTGAAACTTCAAAATGGAAAACACAGTTGGCTCCAGGCTTAAACACGCCTGGCATGTACTCACCAACAATCGAGATCCGACAATGTATGGTCAAGATTTAGGAGCTTCATATTACTATCGACCGGATCGAGTTCGATTTACAAGAGGTAATGAGCGAACCATAACCGCTTCTCTCTACAATCGCATTGCCATGGACGTGGCTGGAATTGAAATTCAGCATTGTAAGACAGACAAGAATGGTAGATTTGTAGAACAAGTTAACAGTCATCTTAATAACTGTCTAACAGTCGAAGCAAATATCGACCAAACACATCGAGCACTCTTTCAAGATATAGTTATGTCGATGTTTGATGAGGGTGTTGTTGCAGTTGTTCCGACTAAGACTACCTTGAATCCAAACGTCACCGCGTCATACGATA